CTAACACCAATCACTCATCAGGAGCGCCCTCCAAGAGGGGCTTCACACGATGGGTAGATGCTGTTTCTCATTATTAATCTCGTCAGTAATGAGGTCACTGCTTTACCGCCCGGGGTATACCCGACTCACGGCTAAGCTGCTGCCAGTCTCCTTCTAGCCCGCTGGCACGGGCATTCGATGGACGGACTAAGCTCACACGTCAGCATTCCCGGCGTCATCTTCGCCTTCGAGCCACTGCTTGATATCGTCCATCATTGTCACTCGAGCGTCCTGGACAGACATGAACATGCCGTTTTCGAGGAGGAAGGCGCGGACCTGTTCGTCTGTTGGCCCCGCGTTTGCGCCCCTTGGTCCGGCGTCCATGCGGACAGGTCCCACTCGGTCCATCAGGTCGAACTCTTGCGACAAGGGGATCGGTGCCTGTGCAAGCTGGATTTCAGGGACCGCAAAGTCGACCGCCATGTAGACCATCGCCCGCCTGACCGCGTACAAAGCTCCGCGGTAAACCTCGTCGTGGTCTGACCAGTCGGGCGGCAGGCACGCGTTGACCATCGATTGGCAGGCCCGCTGGACAGTGTTGGGCGCCTGGATTGCCCTCATCTCCTCATCGGCACTGGTGTCGGGGCCAGACATACGGCGCATCGTGACGGTGTCACAGCCAGTGGCCATCGCACGTACGAGCGAGCCGCATGCTGCGGCGTAGGAGGTCACATGCGGCAGAGCAAGCTGGTTGCAGATCGCTGCCATGAAGTGGTGGTAGTAGCGAGCCCATGGGTCACGTGACGTGTCTTTCTCCTTGTCAAGGTGCTGTGAGGCATAACGGTAGTACCGTTCTGCGCGTGACGCGCGTGGGTCGACAGGGTCGAAAAGGTGCCGTGCTGGTTTCATTGCACGAAGGAAACGGTCTTCGTTCTCACTAAGGAGCCCTTTGACCCAGGACCAGCGGTTCTCAAAATCTTCTGGTTTCTGGCCGTGGAACATTCTTGCCCATACGCGCCGTGCCTCAGCAGCAGCTTCTCTTGCGTCGCTACGGGCGAACACCTTGACGGCTGCTTGCACAACAGCACGGTAGGCGCCCTCTTCAGGCTCCGTGGTCTGGCCAGTCCGCGTGCTTGCGTGACCTCGGACGTCAGCCTCGCCGCTGTGTTGCTGAGGCTGCTGGAACAGTCCTGCGTCCATGATGCCGAAGACGCCTGCACCAGAGAAAGTCGCAAGTCGATCAAGCGCTGACCTTCGGGACTTCTCGACTGCTGCGGCCGCGATGATGAGGGGGTCATCCTCGCCTTCAGGTTCATCCACGTCCGGGTCCATTGACCACTCCTGTGCCACTGCCGTCATCGCACGTGCCAGCGACGCCACGCACTGGACGTTTGGTGCCTCCCACTGTGCCGGCCACTCGGGCTCTGCACGACCACTTGCCGCAATATGCCTCACGGCGTAGCCGCGTTGGAAGCCGTCGCGTTCCCCGAGCTCAACGTCCAGCGCTGCTGCTGCTTTCAGAGTGTAGATCACGCTTAACCAGCTGAAGGTGCGAGGGATAGGCTCCAATAGATGGATTGCGCGATGTGCATCAACCGAGATGTGCGGGCAGTAGTTAGGCATGGCGGCGACCGTGTGTGTCGTGACAGTGAACCGGCTGCAGACGCGATTTGTGTTGGAACATGGGACGGCGTGCTTGGGGATTGCAATGGTGTGCGGAGAGCCAGTCCACAGCGTGTTCCAGAGCTGGTCAACTGCACTCGCATTCATGCCGTTGGAGTGTCCGAGGCTGGATACGGCACATATGCGGGCAAAGGCAGACCCTAGCGGGCCCAGGTCGCGTGCTCCTCGGCTTACACGTCCGCGGGCCGATGCTGCTTTGTAAGACCGCATGATGGTAGGGACACAGCCAGCCGGGGTTCGGTCGATGTCCGTAGTGGCAGGCGCTTTGACCCATATAGTGGTCTCGTGCTCAGACTGCGAGCGCCCAAGCAAACTGAGGGATCCGGGAGCCTCTGCGTTTGCCAGCCGGAATCCTGCTGCGTCAAACATCCGGCCTCTGAGTACACGGCAGAATGTCACCGCATCGTCAATGCTCTCATCTCGTCCTGTGAACTTGAGGTACACCCAGCTCGTTGCGGCGCGTTTGTTGACGCGGAGGAACTCCTTCCAGGCCCTGTTGCGCACATGATGCGGAGCAGACCGGAGGAGCTTGTCGCAGGATGACAGCCTTTCGAGGAGCACGCCGGTCACAGCATGTGGGAGAGTTGCTGCTATCTCGGACACGACATCAGCAGACCACTCAGCACTGGTGAGGAATGACTTGACGCAGCTGTCATACTCCGCTGTCCGTGAGATGGACATCAGGGCGGCGAGTTCGTCATGGACCTTGATCCGACTGAGGGCAGACTCTGCTACGCTGCGCCGAACAGCTGCTGCATCAGGTACGCCATCTGCGTGTACTGATAGAGGATCATCCATTACCGCAACAGCAGAGCGCTGTGAGAGCTTGACGAAGGCAAGCTCAGTGAGAACAGTGTTGAGGGTCTCAGCCAGCGCCACGGATGTGTGGGAGCCCATCTGCTTCATCAGGTCGCGGATGGTGTATATTGCTGACATTGCGTTGTCTAGAGACGATGCGCCCAACTTGTTGACCCATGCCCCGTACACTGGGAAGCCTGCGCCACCGAGCGATCGCGGGAGCCATGCAAACAGGAACTCAAACCGCGCTCCCTCCGCGGCGATGTCCTTGTTACGCTCCCACATTCGCCACAATGAGCGCCAACATGCCATGGTGTACGCTGCGTGGCTCTTGTACCCTCGGTCCGATGCGCCACAGTAGGAGTTGAACACTGCGTCAATCTCGTCATGTAGTGTGACCCACACGCGATCCCATTCGCGGTCAGCCTTGGCAGCGATCTTGAAAGGGGTGAGGACCTCGGCACCGTCCGCATACAGCCGGTTGAGGAAATGGCCGACCTTGCCGCGCGCCAGTGTCTTCACAGCGTCCGCAGTGAAGCCCAGTCGCTTGTACTGGTGGATGAAGCTCTCAAGTGCGTCAGCAGGCTTCACCTTAATTCCAGTAATTGCTGCGAGGATGTCGTCCATCACGGTCGCTTTGTCTACCTTCGCGGTGCGTGCAATGCGACCAGCTTTCTTCTCTTCATGGAATGCCCACTGACACATCATGGAGTGCAACATCGTGTCCACAGCTCCGAAGAACCCTTGGAAAGAGCCATCTTCAGCTTGCCAAGAGTCGTGTAGGCCGCCACGAGCGACGATGACGTTCAGGGCCGTGAAGAGAGTGCTGGCGCGCTGTGCCTCTGGGATGTCGAAGAAGCCCATCAACATGTCGGCGAACATCATTTCTCCTTTCCTGACCATGTTGGGGCTCCAACCAGAGACGTCCAGGCTGAGCATCAGCCCTCCTTCGTGCATCTTAGACATCACGTTGTGTATCATGCGCTCAGTCTGGACCTTTCCCGCGCGTACCACAACGCCGTTGACGAACTTGCTCAGCTTTGAGACGTTGATGTCGAGCTCTGTCAGGCATTCACGGAGCACGTCATCGGCGGAGAGGGTCTCTCGTTGCTGGCCTGCGGGCTTGGTGTTCTCTGACTTTGCAGCGACGTAGCCCATGCGGTCGCCGACAGGTGCCCCTTTCTCCCATGAGCTTCGGACTTCCTGTGCGCTCCATCGGCCTGAGAACATGTGGCCGTGCTCGACATAGTACCGTAACTCGGACATTCCTCCATCAGTCGTTGACCTGCAAGCCTCCGGGGTGTCATAGAGCGATTTGTCAGCGTTCATGTGTGTGACATCTTGGGTGGTGTAGCCCCATGTCTCGAGATGGCGATCCCAGGGGAGCTTGCACGTGAAATTGACGTAAGTGTCCGCATAGGTGAGCACCTTCTCCCGGCACTTCTCGGCCCACTTTGGCTCATCTTCACCGTGCCAGTCTACTTCTGTGTCTGGCCGCGCGAAGAGCATGTGTGAGAGGACGGCGTGCCGGCTGTAGGAGACGAAGTCTGACCAAGCTGCCTCGTCAAACTTCCTCTGCGCATTGAGTTTCTTCTTGATGCCAGAGTTGACCGCAGACATGTCGCAGTCAGGAGGTGGCAGCATGTTCCACGCCGTTCCGAGGTCTGCCTGGATGGTTTCATCCATGCGAGCCACGACTTCGTACCAAGGTACCTCCCCGGAGCGGTAGGTCTCCACCTCCTCCTTGAGGCCGCGAACTTGTACGTCAATGAGTTCGCGCTCGTCTTTGGTGGCATTCTTGTAGTCGTGCATTGCGAGCGTGATGGCATAAGATGTCTTCATCTGCCGGGCGAGGCGCCAAGGTCCGCTGCTGGTCTTGAGCAAGGTGCACAGATTGTCGCGGATGTAGTCAAAACCGATACGGGCTGCTGTAGCTGCATGCTGATTGTTGTGGTTCAGTCCCGCGAGAATCCAGCCTCCGCAGGTCCACAATGTCTCGGCGACGAAGTACCTAGTCGTGGAGCTGAAGATGTAGGCGTCAGTCTCAGTGCATGCCACGACTATCGGGCCCACATGGAACCAGTCAAACCCGGGCGCCACGGCTGCGATTCCTTTGTGCTCAAGGCGCCACTCATCCTTGTGTGGTACAGGGTCGCCTTTCAAGATCGCCTCAAATGATGCGCGCGTACGTGAGCTGGATGCGCCGAGCCTGAGTGCATCGGCAACGGCAAGGCATGCAGCTGCCTCAGGGCGGTCGGCGCTGAGCGCGGTCCCAAGCCTGACCTTGTTCGCAGATGCGTTTGCCAAATGGGGGCTCGCGAACGACGCGATCATGCCTGCTGTCGCAATAGTCCTGGCGGTTTTCTCGCTAGCGGTCATGGAGTGCGGGAGGACAATGTTGTGCTTACCCGACATCACCTCGCTTTGGAAGCCAAACGTTGCGGCCTGGTCGTAGTTGCATCGAAGTCCATGCGTGATGTTGCGTACTGCGTCAGATGCCTTTCGCCAACTGACAAGCCTGTCAACACCGCGCTTGTGACCTATCTCAGCGGCACGATCCAGAGAGTCCTGCTCTCCGGGTTCGGACCACCGAATGTGGATCTCCAATGCGCCATCCCAAGCAGCACGGATGTGCCGATCGTCCTGCCTCCATCCCTCGACCATGTAGTAGTCGTTTGACACGTAGTGGGGTGGTAGGAACACTCGAGCCATCACGTAGCTGAGCTAAATCCTAAGGAAAGGAAACATTAGCTGCGTGATGCGCAGGACCTGTGCGGCTGCACTGTGTAGAGTTTCTGTTGTTG